CTGGCGTTCCATGCTTTGTAGGGATCCTTCGGCTCTGAGCAATCGCAATTGATAGGCTTGAGCCTGTCGGGACGTCTCGCCATACTGTTCAGCAGCGTTTCGGTGTGCCGTTCGCAGTTGATCAACAATCGTCTGCTGTGCGCCAATTTGATCCGTGAGCCTCGTTATGTTTAGTCTGGATATTTCGGCGGCGTCTGCAACGCGGTCGAGGCCGGCGGAGGCGTTGGCGAACTCCTGGCCAGCGATTTGCATTCTTTGGCTTACTTCTTTTATGCCGCGATTAAACTCTGCTGTACTGAGTCCAAGGCTTACACTTAACGAGCCTACTTCCTCTTCAGCCATACTTTTTCACCTACCTTTGTTGGGCTACAAAATATCGTCTGCATACGCCAATTGTTCAGGGGGTGATTCAATGTCCCTCAGGCTTACAAATTCCCTTAATGTCATGCATAAATATTCACTTTTACTGAATCCCCACTTTATCCGGCACATGTATTCTAGCAGGTTAAAATTTATTTCTGCTCCCCCAGGTCGTCTGTGCTGCCACCTTCCGCAGGTTCGGGAGTGCTGCCGTTAAAAGATTTGATGATAGCAGCAAATACAATTTTCATATTTCGTATAGTCAAGAAATTTTCAGCGTCCTCTATTGTAAGCTCAGGTTCTTCATGAATTAATCCAGCATGCAAAAGCATTACCAAGTGATCCATTCCCTCAACATCAAATTCTTTATTCATTGTCTGCATTTGCTTAAAGGCTTTAACTACGCTGCCATGTTTTTGTGCGATTATCTTCAGTCCGACAATTGTAAATTTAATATGGCGAACTTTTCCGCCTAATTTAACGGGTTCTCCGGGGTAATCCATATCATCAATATCCATTTTTTATCCTCCTAAAAATTAAAATATACCCTCCGCGGGTACTAATTTCTTGTTTTTATGTAAAAAAATATTCCAAAAGCGGGGTTTCCCCCGCCATAAATTAAGCCGATACTGTAAAGTTAGTGACACTGTTCGCGGCCATTGCATTGCCAGACATATCCTTCACGTTGGCACTAGCAAACGCAATGTAAACCCCTGAAGCATCCAGCGAGGCCGTAGGATTAAATGTGACAACGGTATTGTCTGTGCTAATCGTAACAGCGCCAGCAACCGCCGTGCCATCAGCTTTCGTGAGCGTGAAGTTTGCGCCTGTAGCATAAACAGGCTGGATTGCCTCGTCAAAGGTCCAGACCACATTAACGGTTGCAAGTTGTCCTGTTGCTGCATCAGCAGGGACGACAGTTACGGTCGGAGGCGTGGTGTCAGGCGTTATGTCACCAGTGGTAAACCATGCAGAGCCAGTTCCAGCAACGTAGGTTGCAGAGTCGGCGTCGGCAATTCGTTTACGAAGGCCATCAGAAATACGTTGGATGCCCATGCCGGTTATTTTGTCGGTTTGAGGGGTTGACTTCTCTTTTTTAGTTTCGAAGTCTTCATCCGGCTCGGAAAATATGACTTTAAGGACTTTGTAGTACTTGTAATTCCCATTCCGCTTTTTTGATTTCCAACTCACCGCGAAATACGGCCTGACGTCCGTTGCTGGGTTGGGAGTTCTTACACCAGCCGCCATCGTTTGGCCCATTATTAAGGCCATTTCATCAACCGTCAGGTCGGTAATGTCTATATCTAGAGTTACGTCCCCATCTTCCGTATAAACATCAACTGTCTGATCGTCTGCATATTGCGGATCTTGGCTTGTTTTGTTTTTCACGCCGATTTTCATGAGCTTTTTTGTGAGCGCAAAAGGCGTGTCGTAGGTTGTCGTCCCTCCTGCTGGATCTGTCAGGAGTTTAGCCAGTGTCAATTGTTCTGCCCCAATGCGACTATTCGCGAATTTTTGTAATAACATTTCAAGCACTTACACTACCTCTTTCTTTCATAAAAAATAACATTCCGGCTATGCCGTGAAGGTCCCTGAGTAGCTCATAATCTTATGTTTAATCACTTGCCCGGTATCCAAAATTTCATCTTGATCCATCGAGTAGTTTCTTCCGAACTCTGCCGCCTTCATTACTCGGTCAACATGTCCAGAAATTGTACTAGTGCTTGAAGTTCCCCAAATGTGTACACGAAACGTTACTTCACTTTCGGTTTCTGCGTCGTCAGCATGAAGCGCTTCTCCGTTTCCTATTTCCTCGTATGTCAAATACGGGTAAACAGGCGCGGCCGCAAAAGTAGCTATTCCGTCAAACATCCTCACCTTGGGTATAATGGCAATCAATAAAGCGTCCGTACTCAATGCGGAAGCAACCAAAGGTTTTGCGTTAACCACTTCGTATCGCCTCCGCTATAACTTCTTTCATTGCGTCCTTTGCTTCCTGCCTTTTAGTTAAAAAAGCGGGTTCCATAAATGGTTGCGCCGCCATTTTCACGGTTCCGAATTCAAGAAAACGAGCATAGAAGAAGTGTTTTCCTGCTCCAACGTCGATATATCTACGCGCTCCTGAACCTTTTACCTTACTAATAACTATGTTTTCTTTAAGATGATAGATAGCGTACTTTTTCCCAGCTTTAAACTGCCAAGTTTGAGTATTTTTTACTCCTGTTGGGGCAGCATCGCTTATGGCTTGCCTGATTACCATAGCACCCTTGATTAGCGCTCTTTCCTCAACTGCCTTGACGTTTCCGCCGATTGCTTGCAGTCGGTTGATTAATTCGCTCATGCCTGTTAGGTCAATAGACATTAGACCACCGCCTTGCAAGTCAACAAAAGCTCGTTATCCTTCTCTCCATCATTAACAGGGTCGCCAATAATCTCCAAATACCTGCCACGGAATCTTATTCTCTGGTGTGCAGTTATGTTGGGGTTGTATTGAACCTTAAAAACTTCAGTTATTTCCGCGTTGTTCGTGGCTAGTCGATAAAATTCACGACTAGTTTTTGCTAGAGGCTTGGCCCAAACCGTTCGCCAATCGGACCATGTTACAATGATATTTAATTCCTCGTCTTGCGTTGTGGTTGGGTTTTGGATTGTGATTCTGTGGCTTAATTCGCCGGGGTTCATAGGCTCACGATCCGATCTTGCCAGAGTAAAGCCGAAATAGTAAACTCCACTTCTTTGGCACTTCCAAGGGCTTGATCGACAGGCACACGGTTGTTAAACCAATGGCTAATGAGTAACTTCATGGCCTGAATAACCTTTTCTGGCACATCTGAAGCGGCCCCATAACCACACGTAAAAGTAATAATCACAGCATCCAAAGGGAATGGAACAAAAGAAGGCCACGCCTTACCGTATGCCGGGACGACTCTCCCAAGTATTCCGCGAGCGCTGACCACATATTCGGTATTGGCTGTCAACGTTGCTGTTACTCCTGCGCTATTCTTGTAGGTAATTGAGCCAATTGACTGTAATTTCCCTTTTGGGATCTCAATCTCTCCCGGAAAATAAGGCATTGCCATTTCCCAAACTTGCGTGATGTACGCCCTGTTTTGGAAATCCTCGCAATATTCTCGGGCTGCCGTGATGAGGCTCGTTAGGTATGCGTCCTCGGTGGCGTATTCTTCGTAGTCGGAGATTTTGAGGTAGTCCTTGATTTGTGTCAAGGTCAATGGTTCGGTTGCGGGCGGGGTCTTGAGAGTTAGGTTGTACGTGATTCTCACCACCTAAAAATGTTTAACTTTCTTTTGATTCAGTGTGGACAGAATCATATTATTGTGGTAGAATAGGTTAAGATCAAAAAAAACAAGGAGGAAGCGCAAATGTTGATAAAGAGTACTAAACAAATGGAACTGTGGTGCATTGGTAAGTATGGAATGAAAGTAAACGACTACATAGCATATCAGGGTTACGGAATGAGTAATCAAGAGAAAAGGTTCCATTTAGTACCAAGAATTAAAGAAGAATACAAGCAGGCACAAGAGTTGTTGGAAAATGCAAATAACTTAGAGTTTGATAATTCAAATGGTGAATATAGATGAAATTTAAAGCAATAACGGAATTACAAGCTACAATTTTTAAAGAAATACATACCAGAAAGCAGGGGTTAGCAAATGCCTAAAGGCGGCAAAAGAGAAGGCGCAGGGGCTAAACCCCGCGCCGGTTCTCCATCAAGGCAACATCAGATTAGATTCACAGACAAGGAATGGGATGAAATAGTAATTAGGGCATACATTAAGGGTATTACGCCCAGCGAATACATCAGACTAAAGGCTCTCGCTTGATCCTTTTAAGTTATTACCGCACCAGGAACAAGGGGTTCGTACTCCACAAAAAGGGTTACTGCCCCTGTCGCAGGAGGCCCGGCGCTATAAATCGTTTGAATTACACCAGGTCCAAGAATTAAAGGCATGTTTGCGTTTGCCGCCAAGACTCCAACGCCCACGTCTGCGCACTTAGTCAGGACCGTTGCCTTGACTCCATCAACCAAAAATAATTGTTGCGCTGCTGCACTTGCGGTATCAGTGGCGGCGCATAAATCTGTTGCCGTTTTACCGGTCGGTGTAAAGGAGAATTTAAGGGTGTTCGCCCCTGCTGGTA